GTTCAAATGTCATGGGGTGCGGGGAACACCGTCATTCATGCACCAGCATCAGTCATCAGTCTGAGGTCGTCGCCGGGGTTTCCGGATGTGCCGGACCATCCGTCGTGGCCATTGCCAGTTCTGGAATCTCCATCTTGCCTCGCGTCTTGGAGGCCATCCGGAACTTGCGCGTGCCGGGCAGCTTTCCGTCTGTCGCCGCCTGCGCCCGCAACACGTCGATCAGGGTCCCGTCCTTGCAGCGGTGGAACAACACCGCCCGTTCCGTGACGAAATCCGGCGTGAATACGTTCGGTCCCTCGTTCCCGGTGCGCACTGTCACGAAGGACGGCGGTTTGCCCACGTCGCCCCAATAGTGTTGAATTGACCCGGTGGCGTGCGTGCGCGGCACCATGTAACGGGCGGCGGCAACGTCCCACGCCAGTGTCCCGCCGCAGAACTCCTGCAACCCGAGGATTGCGTTGTTGGGATAGATGCCGCACCCCGCCATGAACTGCGGTGGCATCGTCTCCCGGTTCAGTTTCGGGTCGGTAGTGATGACCGAGCCCATGTAGGGCCGGAAGCCTTCCTCATATTCCGTCGCCAGCCGGGTCAGCCAGTCCCTCGTGATCGGCACGCAGTCCGGCTCCATCCACAGAAACGGTCCTTTAAATATCTGTGAGACCGCCGTGGCGCCGGCGACGAACATGCGATTGGCCAGCATGTGTTTCTTGGCCATCTCGTCGGCCGGTAGGGCATCCTTCGGGACGGTCGCGCCCCTGCCGTCCACGTCGGCGAACATGTTGACGGCGGTGCGCTTCAGATCGAGGCGCTGTTCCTTGGGCACTTCGTTGTCACCGATCAACAGCAAGGCGTGATCCTTGCAGGCGTCACCGAGGTCTTTGATCCAGCCGAGGAGTTTGGTGACGAGAGGTAGGTCGTTCTTGCAGTAAGGGAGGACAACGATCAATCGGGTGTTCATGCTGGCTGGGGGATGGGTTGAGGTTCGGATGTGGGTTTCAGGTGCGCGGGGGCTTCATTGAAGATCCAGCAGTGCGTCGGGAACTGCGCCAGCGTGTTGCTGTCGGTGTGCTCCAAGATAGTGTCGGTAGGAACCCAGACTTTCAAGGGCAAATGACACAAGCAGATATCGCAGGAGAAAAGGCGTTCTTCACCCTCGACAGCGAGCGCCAGACCCAGTTTGGCACGGCGCTGGTCCAGGATGGCTCGGGCAATCGGTCCGGTAATCCATGCAGTGATGTTGGCCTCGTTGTTATGCGGACACATCTTGCACACATCAACGCGCCGTTGAGCGACAGCAGCGTCCACAGGCTTCCCACCGCTCCCGAGCCAATCAAGCAAAGCTTGCCCCCCCGACGACAACTTTCGAGCGTCTTTCCACGCAAGTCTCGCAGTGTTTGTGAACCGGTCTGAAAACGGGAAACGCCCCGTTTTTTTTTGAGCGCAGAATCTGGGGTCATTACCGAGGCGCTGGCAGGTGGAGAGCTGAACGTCCTCGTCCACCTCGTCGAACGTTGCCCGGGGAAGTTTGTTCGCTGATCGAATCGCCAGCACCGATCGAACGAAGTCTACATAGGGCGAGAACTCCCTAAACTTCTTGAGCGTGGCGATCCCATCCGCCGCCTTTTGTTCGTACACCCAACCGCCAGGGGGAAGGGTCTTGGTTGTGAGTAGCATATCAACTAAGCGAATTGCAGTCTCTTGGACCGCTCGACACGTTGCCACCGCTCGCCCATTTCTTCAAGGGCATTATGCAGACCCGGTTGCAAGGGGTCGGAACCTAATCGCTGGATGGTGAACCCGCGCTGGCGTGCGCCTTCGATGCCGACCGCGAGCCAATCGAACAAGTCCGGGCTTCTGCCCATCCGCTCCTTGGTGTCCGTCTTGGACTCGACCTCGATCTTGTTTCCGGCGACCATCCGCCACTCTCGCATGCAACCTTCCTGCATCACGTCTTCCGGGAGTTCCCGCATCTGATTGCTCTCGATGCACAGCCGGACGCTGAACCACAACTCCGTAACGAACTTCGAGTATTCCTCATCGCACCGCTTCAGCCGGCGAATGCGGGTCGTCTCGTCGAATATCCATAAATCATGCCGCACCGGTCGCCGCGACGGGCGCCCGCCGAACTCAACGGGCGTCGGGATGATGTGCCCGAACCGCCGTGCGAACGCCGCGCCGATGGAGCCGCGCCCCGTCGAGTCGTAGAACCCATCCTGCGGTGAGATGCCAAGTTCCGCCATCCGGTTGAACACGTATTCCGCGATCTGATCTTCGGGCGGTGTGGCGTCCCGGACGCTGACTGGAACCAGCTCGGGCGGGTTCACCCGAATGATCTGCGTGCCGTCGCCCGATCGTCCGAATTCAATCCATCCCCCGATGCAACGGTCCCCTCCGATGTTCCCGTAGGCAAGGTCCATGGGGTAAATCTTGGTCCGCTGCTCATCCATCCAGACCGCGACGTTGTGCGCCCCGTGCGTCCGGCACAGGTCGCGGGTGACGACCCGGTTGCCGATCAACCCGGACTTCTGGACGCCTTTGCACTGGCTGTAGTATTGGAGGGAATTCTTCCCGTACGTGCGGAGCGTCGGATCGATCTTGGCTTGGTGCAGCAGGAATGGATACCGGGGCGGTTGATCCTGCGGGAAGTCGAAGTTGGGCGAGTCGGTCCCGACGAGATTGACGCACCACCCTCCCATGAATGTCGTCCGCCACTCGGTTGTCTTCTCTGGCTCGGGGTGAGATCCCCATCCGCATTCCGGTTCCGCCGCCTTCCCGAGCGGGTCCATCGGGTCCAGCGGATTGCCCATCATCACCGCTTTGAAATCCGGATTAGAGTCGAGATTGGTGAAGGCTTCAAGGAAGGATTGCCCCATTAAACTGATCTCGTCACCTATTAGACGGAACCTCTTATTCTTGATCCCAATATAATGGATTATTCCTACGTACCGATGCCCGATCATGCACGGAACGCCGATAATTGCGTTGCGTAACTCCCTACCTGAACCTTCGGTGTCGTCCTGAAGCACGATGGCCGGGAGTTCAAGAATCCTTCCCGGGAGATCCCAAAGTTTACGGGCATCGTTGAACAGCTTGGTGACTTCACCCCAAATGCGCAGCTTGAGTTCCCGCATGCCGGTCGATGACATCAGGATCGTTGTGCATTCCGGGAAGCACCACCAATCGGTCAAGGCGTAGCAGGCGGCAGAAAAAGTTTTGGCCGTGCTTTTCGGTCCCATGAGCACCGTGACGTGATTCTCCAGAATCCTGCGCAGGCACAGGTCGCTCCAGCGGTGGTGTTCGTGGTCGGGCCAGAGGAGTTGGTGGGCTCGGCGGTAGTGGGGGAAGAGGTCGGCGGTGTGCTTGGCGTTGCGGATCATCCAGAACTCAATCTGGAGGTCGTCCATGTCGGTGAAGGTGAAGCCGTAGCGCCTGACGGGGATGCGAGCCATTTATTGGGTTGATTTTACTCCCTCACATCCATACGTTGGACTCAAGGCTACCCCCGCAGCCCGTTGATGTCCATGTCTCTCTTGGATTGCTGCACGCCTTGTTGTCCCACAACCCAGACCGTCAATGTTCCCGGAGTCGAAGGCGTTGGAGGCGCGGATGGCGCCGACGGGACGGATGGCGAGAACTCATACACATTGACCACGTCGACGTTCGCCGTGCCTGAGGTGGGCGCGAACGTGACGGTGGCAGTGGTATCGTCGCTATGGATGGTGGTTGGCCAGAAGGTGGTTGTGGAGGGGGTGGCGACGTTCGAGGTGATCTCGAAGCCGGGGGCCACGTCGGCGGTGTTGAAATTCATGGGGTATGCGGATGACGTGGCGGTGGGGACGACGATATCTGCGGGGTCTGCGGTTGGGACGAGCGGGGTGCAGCCGGACATCACTGGGTTGGCGGATGCTGGGGCGAACACGGACATCACGTCGCTGGGGGGATTGACGACGCCGTTGTCGGTGGCGCAGGGCGGGACAGGGGCGGGGAATGCGTCGGCGGCGGCCAAGAATCTGACGATCCGAGAGCGGTGCATAGCCTTGATCGGTGCGGACTTCAACTCGACGGGGGATCAGGCCATTTCCGGGTTTCCGGCGAGCTACATCATCCGGCGAATCACGGCGACGAACGCTTCCCTGAACCTGACGACTGCCCAAGGCGGGCTCTACACCGGGGCGGGGAAGACGGGCGTGACTATCGTGGCTGCGGGGCAGGTGTACACGGCGCTCACGGCGGCGGGGAAGTTCGTGGATCTGACGCTGGCGGCGGGGGTGACTGGCGACCGGATGACGGCGACGACCATCTACTTTGCGTTGACCACGGCGCAGGGAGCCGCCGCGACGGGCGATGTCCTTGTGGAGTTCGAGGATCTGACGTAATGCTATGGCACACCCACTCACCAAAGAGACTGAAGTTGACGGGTTCTTCGCCTTCGACGCGGGGGTGCACACAGGATTACGGCCGTCGCTGCTCGCACCGAATCAACTGGCGCACGCAGTCAACTGCACCGTGCGCGGCGGCTACGTGTCCCCGCGACCGCCCATCCGCAAGCGCGTGTTGGACTTCGGCGGTGACACTTTGATTCAGCACTGGTTTCAGGACGGGCGCTTCCAGGGGGCGATGCACTACCAGCCGGATAGCTGCAAGGAATCGTTGCTGGCGAGCGTGGGCGGGCATCTATTCCGAATCACCCCGGACGACGGTTTCAAGGTGCAGCACATCAGCACAGCGCACACGACGCAGGTGGCGGTGGATTTTGTGGTTCCGGCAGCCGGTTTCTCCGTGAGCGTGCAGGTGGTGGACACCGGGAACCTGGTCCCGAACACCCCCATCCTCATCGACGGGAAGAACTACGTGTTGCTCTCGGTGGATTCCGGGGTGCTCGTGACGGTCGAGAACGTGGACGCCACGGCCGGGGACACCGTTTCGGCGGGTGCCATTCTGACGTTCTTCGACGTGAATCCGGCCACGCTGCCGCAGGCGTGGGGTTGGCAGGCTGAGCGGTGGGCGATCTTCAACGACGGTCAGAGCGGCACCATCGTCTACGACAACGCGCAGAGCCGCCGCACCAACCCCAACGCCGACCCGCCCGAGATCAGTTGCGGTCGCATGGGTCTTTACTGGCAGGGGCGGAACTGGTGGGCCAACCCGGACGGTCGGACCTACCGGTCGGGAGACGTGGTTTATTCGTCCACCGGGACGGGAGACCGGCGCGACGCTGTGCTGAAGCAGAGTCAGAACACGTTCCTCGCCCAGGGCGGGAACTTCGCCGTGCCGAGCAACGCCGGTTTCATCAAGGCCATGGCTGCGGTGAACGTGCTAGACACGTCGCTTGGGCAGGGACCGCTCCAGGTGCTCACGCCACAGATCATCTTCGGGTGCAACGCTTCGCTGGACGATTCGCTGTGGCAGACGACCACCAACCCGCTCCAAAGCGTGTCGCAGATTGCCTTCGGAGGGCTGTCGCAGTGGTCCACCGTGCTCGTCAACGGGGACATGTTCTATCGGTCGAGCATTGGGATTCACTCGCTCGTCATTGGCCGGCGCGATGTGTCTGGGTTGGGAAACACCCCGATCAGCCTCGAGGTGAGCCGCTACCTAGACCCGGACGACAAGCCGTTGCTCGAGTACTCGAGCGCCGTGCTGTTCGACAACCGCCTGCTGATGACGTGCGCGCCGGCCTTCACCAACCACGGCGTATACCATCGCGGTCTGGTGGCTCTGAACTTCGACGTGGTAAGCGCGATGTCCGGCAAGAAGCCCGCCGTGTGGGAGGGGTTGTGGACGGGGGCGGAAACGGTTCAGGTGTTGCGCGGCAGTTTCGGGGGCATCGAGCGTTGTTTCGCCTTCGTGTTCAACGCCGGGACAAGCGCCATCGAACTTTACGAGATTCTTCCGGCGACAACCTCCGAGATAAAGGACAACAATGGCCAGGACATTCCGATCCGGTGGGCGTTCGAGACGCCGGATATTTTCCGTGAACTCGGCTTGGTCAAGGGACAGCTTTCCCGCCTCATCGACGGCGAACTGTATCTGGACGATCTCATTGGCACGGCGGTCGTCCGTGTCCTCTGGCGCCCCGATCAGTACCCGTGCTGGACGGAGTGGCACCGGTTCACGGTCTGCGCGGAGGATCGTATGTGCAGCGCCGACGACTCCGGATGTCTGGTGATTGAGGAGAAGCGACCTCAGTACCGGACGAGCCTCGGGCTCGGGGAACCGCCCGGTGATTGCGACCCGATCACGAACAGCCCGTTCCGGGTGGGTTACACGTTCGCGCTGCGCATCGAGGTGCAGGGGCGATGCCGGATCCTCGGGGGCCGGTTCGCGGTGGTGCCGGAGCCCAACCCGGTGTTTGCGGAGATGATCTGCGACTGAGACTGAGACTGAGACTGAGACTGAAGAAAGGAATCTGCTATGAGCTGGTTTTACGACAAGGCGGTGGACAAGATGATGAAGGGGGAGTTGTCGCTGACGACGCACACGATCAAGGCGCTGCTGGTGGACACGGCGCTTTACACCGCCGACCAGGTGAACGACGAGTTCCTGGCCGATATTGCGGCCGGGGCTCGGGTGGCGACGAGCGCCGCGCTGGCCGGGACCACGGTATCGGCGCGAGTGTTCGACGCGACGGACACATTGTTCGATGCCGTGCCGACCGGGGATCCGTGCGAGGCGCTCGTGCTGTTTCGGGATACCGGAGATCCAGCGACCTCGCCGCTTGTCATCTACGTGGACGCCTTCATTTCCGGCATGCCGGTCACTCCGAACGGTGGCGACATTCCGATCACGTGGGCGAACACGGGAACGAAGATTGGAAAGCTGTGACGAGTGGCTGAGCGAGTTCTATTCACGGGGATAACGACTCCGGGGACGCTGCGGAATGATGCCACGCTGCGGGCGGGCATCATGTTCCAGATCTTCAGCGACGAGACGATCATCGGCCTGGGGCGATGGGTAGTGTCGGGGAACTCGCAGACGCACCAGTTATGGCTTGGGGTCTACACTTCGACCGGGGTTGGGGTGGGCAGCGTCGCGATCATTGATTCGGTCACGGTGGACACGAACGGCGCGACTCCAGACCAATTCCTCTACGGTTACTTCGCTGCGCCGGTGAACCTGCCGACCGGCTTTTGCGTCATCCTGAGCAACGAGCTTAACGGCGGGGACCAGTGGCAGAACGCCGACTGTTTTCCGACGAAGGACCCGGACTGCGTGCCGTTCGGTCCGTTCGACATGGGGAATTTTGGTCCCTGCTATTCGCTGGACCTGACCGGCGACATTCCCGCCAACCAAGCCCTGGCGGCGGTGGGGTTCACGAACCAGGCTTATATTCCTGTGTCGTTGCTGTGGGATGGGCCGGCAACCGATCAGCCAATCGCGGTTGACGAAGGCCCGGATTCGGTGGAGGACGTTGGCGAGCCGGCAGTGGGAGAACCCATCGCGCCGAGTCCGGTCGTGGTTGGGGAGGGGCCGGATTCGGAGTCGAACGTCGGCGCTCCGATGGTGGGGGAGCCGGTTGGCCAGATCCCGGGTCCGGAGGGCGGGCCTCTGCCCATCAACGCCATCACGGTGTCGGTGCGCGAGTGTCCGGCGATCACTTGCTGCCCGACTGACGATTTCAGCTATTCGATCACGTCGGGTCCGGTCTACTTCAACAACGAGGCGAGCTTCATCGTGGACTGTCCGGAGGGGCTGACGTGCAACCCGGGGCTCTATCCGATGACCATTCTCATCGAGGAAGGAACGATAACGTGGCAGCCGCCAACGCAGACGCCGGGGGATCCGCAGGTGTTGACGCTGCAATGCTGCCTTGGGGAACTGACGCGCACGCTGCCGGCCGGGGCCAGCGAGGGTGACTATCTGGAGGCGATTCAATCGCTGATTGCTGAGGCGGTCGCGGCGCAGGCGCAGTGTGATGCGGATGCCGCCGCGCCACCGGCCGGAACCCGTGGCAGGTGGTGGAACGACGAAATCGAGCAGACGGTGTGCACGGAGGAACAGGGGACTCTGGTGGTGACGGGGTCAATACCGTTCGGGATCATCCAGAGCACGCACTCGCTGAAGGTGCAGGCGCACATCTTCAGTTCGACGGTGTCCAAGGCTGATGCGAACGCGCAGGCGGCCACCTATCTGGCGGCATTCGTGACGCAGGGGTTGTCGAATGGCAGTCTGACGTGCGGGAGCCTCCCGAGATGCGGCACGGATGATCCTCTGGGGGCCACTCGTCCGTATATCGCCCTTTTGGGAGCATTGCTCACCGAGATGGAATGCGTTGCCGCCCCGGATGAGGATGACCCCGATCTGTGCAACTGCAAGTGGACCAATGGCGTGGGAGCAGAAGGCGAGATCCTGGTGAAGAAGTGTCCTCCGAACGTATTTTTCGGACCCTCAGGAGACGGAGGCGGATACTGGTACGTGATGCATCTTACCAGTATCACGACCCACAGTACGGATTACAATGAAGGCTGCGCCCACACTGGAAGCTTCCATCCGTACACCCGAGCGCACTATACCATCGGTCGTTCAATATTCCCTGGCGAGGACACCCCTGTGGGTGAATATGAGCCTATCTCGATCCCGCCATACGAGCCGTGTCCAGGTCTGTTTCTCGCGATCTACACTCCATTCCCGGAGAACTTCAACATCAGCATCGAGCAGATTCCATGAACACACCGATTCAACTCACCGTTCTTTCCGGGACCGTCACGAGCTGTCCGCGCACGACGCAGGCACTCGCCACCGCCATCGCCGCCGCGCAGCGCGTGCTCCTGCCGGTGGACGTGTCCTTCTTCATCGCCGGACCGAACGAGCCAACCGTCGAGCAACGCTCGCTCGTGTGGGTCAAGACCGACGCCGCGACGGAGGTGATCGTAGGACTCTACCGCTGGTCGCCGCTCTATTCGGCGTGGTTGCGCAACCATTGGGAGTTCATCGGCGGGGTGCCGCCGACCTACGAACGCCGCCTCTTCTTCGGCACGCTCAATCAACTGGAGACGCACGACGGCGGGGAGTCTGGCACCGTCACGAATACTACCGGACCGTTCTGGGAAGTGGATTCCACGAAAGCCGACAAGTGGCCAATCGGCGTCGGGACCGAGGTGGTGACCGTGAACACCACCGCCCAAGTGTTCGACGACGCAGTGCCCGGGGACCCGGCGGCTGTCGGAGTTTACTTCATCAAGCCGACCGGCAGGCTTTTTGATCGGGGGAACTGACCATGAACCTCATCCTCTTTTCCGATCTCAAGGCGAACCGTGGCATCCAGACGATGGCCGGCAAATGCCCGACCTCGCCCGACTTCGCGGATTACTGCAACTCGGCGGTGCGGATGCTGATGCGACGCGGGGACTGGTTCAGCCTCGCCTCGGCGAGGTTCTGCACCTACGAATCGTGCGTGGCGTGGCCGTCCTTCGTGGGCAGGGTGCGCGCCGTGAACGTGTGCCGGAACCCGGTGCCCGTCATGGGGGCCTGGTATGAGTTCCTCCAGTTCGGGCGCGGGACTCGGACGACGGGATGCTGCGTGTCGGGCGACGCCACGGTGGTCAATCGCGGTCGCGTGCCGGTGTTCCACAACATCGCGTGCGGTCAATCCCGCTACATCCGGGCCTATCCGCGCGTGCTAGCGGACATCGGAAAGACGCTGACGTTTTACGGCGTGGACGCCAACGGAAACACGGTGCGCACCAAGACGGGAGACCTGTGGACGGACGGCATGACGGTCACCCTCGCCGCGCCCTACGCATCGACATCGACGACGTTCAGCCGGGTGGACCGCGTGAGGAAGGAGGCGACGCAGGGGGACGTGGACGTGTTCCAGTATGACGCCACGAACGACGTGCTGCTCGAAATGGCGCATTACCTGCCCAACGACACGGAGCCCGCCTACGTCCAATCGCTCATCGGCGGGCATGGATGCGGCACGAGCTGCAATGGCATCCGGCAGGTGGACGTGTTGTTCAAGATGTCGGAGGTGCCGATGGTGAATGACGGTGATATCTGCCAGATCCAGAACATCGAGGCGATCAAGACAATGATCCTCGCGGTCAAGAAGGCGGAGGCGGGCGATCCGCAGGCGGCCATAGCGGAGGAGTTTCGGGCGGTGAAAGAAATGAATCTCCAATCGGCGGACGAGTTCCCGGACGATCAGGTTCCGGTGACGGTGGCGCCGTTCGGGACGGCGCTTCCCAGCAACGCACACATCGGAAGGATGGTTTGATATGGGTTCCTCAATCTACCGGCCAGCCAAGAAATCGACTTACGCGCCATTGCCAACGCTCGGTCCTGGGTCGACGACGACCTCGGGATACCCGGTCGAGCCGGCGGTGCGACCAGGCACCTACGACCCGGCCTATGGCGGCATTCCTGGGGCGGTGGCGATGCCCAATCCTTACGCGGACTTGAGCGCCGTGTATCCGAACCTATCCGGCGCCAACACGCAGATTGCGTCGAACATCGCGGCGCAGTTGAAGGGTGAGTTGTCGCCGGAAACGCAGGCGGCCATCGAGGATGAGGGGGCGCGGTTCGGGGTGATGAGCGGGATGCCGGGCGGGAACATTGCCTCGCGTCGCACGGCGAAGAACTTGGGGTTGGCGAGCGAGGCGCTCCAGTCACAGGGGCTCAAAGATTACAGCGCCTTCGTGCCGACGGTGAGCCAGACGCAGACGGTGAACCCGGCATTGCAAGCGGAGATTGCTGCGCACAACGCGCAGATGGCGGCGGCGCCGGTGCCATCGGACGCGGCTGGGGCGCTGCGCGATTGGTTCAACCAGGGGGCCGGGTCGTTCCGGGGCGGGGGTGCTGGCGGCGGTGGAGGGACCCGGACGACGACGAGCGGGTTGGGCGGCGGGTTGGGGGGTCGGGCGAGCGGGAGTTACCCGTGGCAGACGAGCGACCCGACATCCTACCCGATCTTCACCGGGTCGACTGCGGGAACGGCGAGCACCCCGGCGGTGCCGGATTGGGCAAACCCGTGGGGCGCGAGTCTGACGCCGACGTGGGGCGGTGGGGCACCGGCTGGCGGCGGCGGCGGCGGAGGTGGCGGTGGCGGGGCTGGGGATGTGGGTGGCGGCTACTTCGACGATCTGTACAACAACCTGTTCGGCCCGCCGCAGTCTGAGCCGGACGATTACGTGAATCTCTACACCGGGTAGGCTAGGAGGAAACATGGCACTTGGAACACTACCCCCATGGCTGAACGTGGCGCCGGCGCAGTATCTCGGTGCGCTGGAGGCCGGGGCGCGAGCGGGCCTGTCCATCGCGCAGATGCGGCAGCAGTCGGCGCAGGCCAACGCGGCGCGGTCGGCGGCGGCGGCGGAAGCGGAGGCGCAACGCCAGGCGCAGAGCGCACTTGCCGGGCAACGGCTCATGGCGGAGCAGGCGCAGGCCGCCAATGAGGCGGGACTTCGCCGGGAGTTGGCCGGGAACGAACTGCTGTTCAAGGGACTCGATTTGCAATCCGAACTTGGCGGGAAGGCGGAGACGGCACGGCATAATCTCGCCACCGAAAGATCCGCCGAGGAGAGGAACCGAATCTCGCTCGGGAAAGGGCTGAAGCCGACGTTGAGTCAGGATCAGATTCCGGCGGGGTTCATTCAGGACCCGCTGACGGGTGCATTGCGCCAGGACCCGATGTTCAACCGGGAACTCCACTTGGCAGATCAGGCTCGCGCCGCCGCCGCCGATGCGCGGTTGCGCGGTGATGTTCTTGGATTCCAGCGTCTCTCGAAGCAGGCGAAAGACTATGAGCAGAAATACAAGGGGCGACAGACGCGCCTGCAAGTCGGTGTAACCGATCAGGGCACGCCTCAAGTGACCTTCAGTGAAGGAATCGGCTCCGAAGATGAGGCGGCTCCAACCATCGGGACGGCCAGCGCCTTGCAGCAGAAGAACACGCAGTTGCAGAACGCGATGGAGACCCTGAACAAACTCGACAAGTCCATGAAGTCGGAGTTTGTTGGGGTCCGTGGCACGGTCGGAGAGTTCATGGACCAGTGGGCGCCGCAGGCGGCGGATATCCTCGGCATGGCTCCGAGGGGACCCAACGGGGAGCGCGTCGAGTGGCGCACTCTCGGCCGGTCATTCGGGGAGCAGTTGATGCGTCAGATCCAGGACAATCCCGATCGGTTCAGCAACGCGGATGTGTCCAGAATAAAGCAGATCGTGGATGTCGTGTCCGTGGCGAAGAACCCGGAGTACATCCGCAACCAGTTGGGTTCGTTGCGCGAGCTGATTGCGTCCAGAGCTCGAACGCACGCCTTGCGGTTGAAGGAGGCAGTTCCGGCGTGGGCACAGAGCGGGCAGGATCTTCTGGAGACCGCACGGAAGACGAAGGCGGATCTTCAGCGGGGCGTAGCTGAGAAGCGGATCACTCCGGAGCAGGCCAAACAACAATGGGAAACGGCTCAGCAAGAGTTGTATGACGCCGCAACCCGCTATGGAAACCCATGAGCGAAGACATCGCCGAGAAGATTCGCGGGATGACGTGGGATGGTCCGGTGGACATGGCCCCAAGCGATCTGCCTACTTCACTGATGGGTGGTCAGAATGCGCCTGCGCTTCCGGCTCCTTCCGCTGCGGGTGCGGTTAGCGGGGAGCGTTTTGGCTACCTTCGCAGGAACGAGGAACAGGGTATTCCGCTGGACCCTTATACCGGGGTTCCAAAGTCGACGCAGCTTACCCTGTCCATGATGCGATCGGATGCGGACAAGCTGAAGCTCCTTCAGCGGGAGTATGGCGAGGAGAACGTCCGGGTCGGAGACACCGGAGATCCCATCGTCCGCGTGCTGGATGAGAACAGCGGGTTGCCGAAGGATATCGTGGCTGAGCCGCTTGGCTTTCCATCGCCTGCCACGCTTGGAATTCGCGCTTTGGGAGCTGCCCCTGAGTTGGCGGGTTGGATCGTGGGCGCCAAGGGTGCGGCGGCCGGGAAGGTGTTGCCAACTGCGCTGCGCGGGGCTGGTGGGGCGGCGGTGGGCGGTGCGGCCAAGGATTTCGGGGTGCGCTTGGCCACAGGACTGCCGATTCAGCCCGGTGAGATTGCGGCAGAGCGAGCCAAACAGGCGGTTGTGGATGTTCCGCTGGCGGCGGCGTTGGGCGGAGCGGCCAAGCTGATTGGGAAGGTGGCGAGTCCATTTCCGAATCTTCCGCCCGCGACTCAAGAAACCCGGACGGCGCAGAAGCTACTCTCTGGACAGATGGGCCAGAAGTACCCGCTCACGCCCGGGCAAGCGACCGGCTCCAAGATGCTGGGAAAGGTTGAGACATTCATGGAGCAGGTGCCCGGGTCATCCCTTCCGTTCCAAGCCATCCGGGAGGCGCAAGACACGGCGATCCGAAACGCGCAGGCGCAACTGACCAAGATCCCCGGTGGGCTTCCGGAATCGCAGGCGGTCGGTGAGAAGGCCATGGAGATCATTCGGGCGGAGAGTGCCGGCCTGAAATCCGGCATTGAATCTTCACGGGGGGCGGCCAACAAGGCGGCGTCGCAGGCAGTCGAGGATCTGGCGACCAGCATTGCCGGGTCGGGACCCGTGGACCGGGTTGCCGCTGGATCGGCACTGATGGACGCGGCGCACGCCATCAAGGATGCGTGGAAGGCGACGACCGGCTACAAGGAGTTCTTCGCCCAACCGTGGACGCATCAGGACCAGATTCCGATGGCTGGATTGGCGGCGAAAGCCAAGGCCATTCTGGATTCGATCAGTGCCACCGAGCAGAAAGCGATCAAGAGCGCAATCCGTGGACCCTCCGGGCAACCCATTCTGCGAACGGTAGAAGGGAAAGTGACGCCGTCCTCGATGATTCCTCCGGGGACGTTCAACCGGCTCCAATGGCTCGCGGAGCATGGAGACGCCAAGGCGTCGCTCAACGCGCTGAAAACATGGCGCAGTGAGATCGACGACGACATTCTCCGCAACAGTCCAACGCCGGGAAGCAAGAACCACATTTGGAACGAGCTGAGAAAGGCTCTGACCGGTGCCATGGATGAAGGAGTGGCCGCCGAGGAGGCGACTTCCAAGGTCGCAGGACTCTCGAACCAGTGGAAAGGCATCAACACGGCGTACTCGCAGAACGTCGAGCGGTTCACTCAGCCCGGCATCAAGGAACTGTTCCGCGAGCCGGAAATGGGTCTCACGTCCGTCGAGGCGATTGCCCGGGCGGTGCGGAACCCGGACACCTACAACGCCTACAAGAAGTTCTTCGGAGTCAACAGCCCTGAGTTCCGTGGAATCCAGCGTGCCGTATTGGACGACATCGTAGGGTGGCCTGAAATGGGGCCGGGTGGGTTGGTGGATATCAAGCGGTTCATCTCCCAATTCCGGTCGGCCGTCCATGAGAAACCGGAAGTGATGAAAGACATCCTCGGATCTCGCGGCGGGCACATGGCATCGCTGGTTGATCTGCTGGAGGGCGCAAATCTGACCGGGAGGGTTGATCCGTCGGCGTTGCTAAATCTCCTGCAACAGCAAGCCGCCCCTCAGGCGGGCGGGGCGCTGATGCCGTCCGCCCTGGCTCGGGCGCAGTTCCTCGACCGACTGCGGAATCTCGCCCAATCCGCCGAAGCGGACGCCCGGGCATACAGCAACCGGATTCGGCAGTGGGTCAGCAACAATGAGTTGGAGCCGGACAAGATCAGGGCCAGTGAATTCGTCAGCAAGATGGTGGCTTCGGCGTCGCCGCAGGAGATCACCGAAGTGATGAGAGTTCTTGGGTCCCGCGACCCGGCACTCGTTGAGCAGATCCGGGCGCGTGCCATTGCCAACGTGTTCAACGAGGCGGCCCCATCCATTACGCCAGCGGAGCCCATGTCGTCGGTCATGGCGGCGATGCGGCTTCCGAAAGGGGGCAGGCTCAAGGAGATCATCGGGAACGAGCAAGTGCGCAAGAATCTCATCGCAATCATCGGCGAGGACCCGATGCAGAAGATTCAGAGCATTTCGGCGCTTCTGTCATCCCGGGAAGCGGCCGCCGGAGCGTTCGCATCTGCCGGTCAACTGGCGAGCGGTTCGCTCATCAGCAAGATCGAGCGCATGGCGCTGTGGACCGCCGGCAAGACCATCGGAAAGGGGGCGTTGGTGGCCACGCTGTACACCAAGATCCCGCAAAAGTGGTTAACGGGCCAAGCACTCTCCGCAAGCGAGCGTGCCGGGCTCATCAAATGGGCGGTCAACTCGGAACCATTTTTGCGATTTGCGAAGGAGACCTTTGGGGAACGGTACGCGAAGAACGCTTTGGGGAACATGAACCTCATCGCGGATTCCTTGCTGCGCTCCGATGGTCGGACGAACACTCCATCTGGCAAAGACTGGGGCGCAGAGATCAAGACGCTAAACTTGGAGGACTGACGATGCCCGTGAAGATCAAGCAGGTTGGCGGCGGCAAGTTCCAGGTGAGCACGCCGCACGGCACGAAGTCCAAAGGGACGACCCGGGAGAAGGCGGAGTCGCAGAAGCGGCTCTTGAACGCCGTCGAGCACGGATGGAAGCCGACCGGGCGCAAGCCGCGCCGCGACCGCTCCAAGATGTACTTCGAGTGAAATCCGCAAGCCTCCCATGAATCGCATCATGGGAAGCTCCGCAGTGTGCGGTGCCAGCAGTGGCGGCAAGGCAAGTTCAGCCATCACCGGGAACGGGTCATGATCCGACCACTCCCGGGCCACTGGCCATGCAGCAGGCTAATGCAGCCATGAACGCCCGTCAACCCGAATTGCAAATGCTGGACTTCCGGGGCGTGGGTGTTACTACTGGAGTTCGCCTCGGGCGGTCAGGCGGGCAGGAGTGAGGACTGCTAACGCGGGGAAGCGGGCACTACGTCGCTCGTAAACCGTCGGCCGTCCGGGGTGTTGGTTCCGTATTGACACAAATGCTTGCGCACCTAGATTCTAATCATGCTTGATTCCCATCGGATACTTAAGGAGAGCGGTGTCAACGTTACGGACCTGGACAGGATGGTGAGCAGTCCGGCGTTCGAGCAGTTGGTGGTTCATTCGATGGCTGCGACGATGGCACGGCACGATCTGGATTCTAGCGGGATGGACGCGATCCGCAAGTTTGTGGACGTAATGGTGAACCTGCCGAAGCCGGTGCCAGCGTCTCCGAAGTTCCCAGACAAGAAGCTGCGCCACGATTTTGACCGGAAGTCCGCCGCCTCAACTGCAACCCCGCAACTCCAACCGAAGGTCTGACGATGCCCCCCGCCGTTCTTGATCCCCCTGTCGCAACCTCCACCGCAACCGCCGCCGCACCAGCCGCCGCGTCGGCTGGGGATACGCCCAATGCCGATACGGCGTTCGACGCCGCTTTTCCGGACCTGGACGAACTGAACGCACCGGCCGCCGCACCCGTGCCCTCGCCCGCTCCGGTCCCCGGCGCCTCGCCTAGCCTCGCGCCGAGAACAGCCGGGAAGCCGGCCGCCGCTGCCGCCCTGCCGGCTGGCACCGAACCTTCCGTGGCGGACAAGGCAACGGCGGATGCCGCTGCCGCCGCCGCTGCCACCGGCGCCGCAAAGTCAGCCGAGGATGGCATTCCGCAGTTCTCTACCCCCAAGGCGCTCCGCAAGTACGCCGAGGAGCAGTCCTCCAAGGCCAAGTCGCTAGAAGCCAAGCTCTCTGCCGCCAGCCAGCGTCTCGAGCAGTTGGAAAAGATGCCCTTCGACACCGGCAAGGCTCAGGCGGACATCAAGGAGCGGATGGCTGCGCTCGAACAGCAACTCACGGAGAAGGAGGAGGAACTGAAGTTGGTGAACTACAAGCGCTCCACCGAGTATCGGGAGCAGTTCGAGAAGCCGTTTACGGAGGCCGCCCAGCGGGCCTACGCCATCGTCAAGCAACTGTCCGTGATCGAGTCCACCGACGGGGACGGCAACGCTGTCGAGCGGCCGGCGACCGAGCAGGACTTCGTCGAGGTTTACAATCTGCCCTTCGGCAAGGCACGGCGCCTGGCGGAGAAGATGTTCGGTTCTCCGGTGGACGCGGCGACCGTGATGCAGCACTGGACCCAAGTGCACGAAATGAGCGAGAAGGCTGACCGCGCCATCGCCACGCACAAGACAGCGGCGGCGGACCATGAGAAGGCTCAGGCTGCGCATCAGTCCGTCGAGCGGGAGGGGATTGATCGGATGTGGCGGCTGAACAATGAGGGTCTGGCGAAGAAGTATCCCAAGTGGTTTGGTGAGGACCCGGAGGACGCGGAGGGCAACCGATTGCTGAAGGACGGATTCGCGCTGGTTGACAGTCGCTGGTCGCAGGATTCCGCACTCACCCCGCAACAGAAGGTAACGCTCGACGCCCGGATCCGGAATCAAGCCGCCGCGTTCCCGAGGATGGCGTACCTGATGAAGAAGCAGGCGACCGAGAAGGACGCCCGCATTGCGGCGTTGGAAAAGGAGCTGAATCAGTTTCAGGCGAGCCAGCCCGGGAAGGTGCAGCGACCGGCCGGAACACCGGGCGCGGTCACGGAGGACAATTGGGAGAAGGCGTTCGACGCACTGGCGGATTAGCCGGCACGCCGGCAAAGCCCCCATCCGAACCGCTCGGCAGACTCCGCGACGACCTCCCATCCGTTGCCGTCTTTGATGTGCTGCCAGCTTCGGTGATGCTTGCAGTGGTTGATGTCGTCCAGCAGGAGGAAGAACGGTGCGCGCACGGTCCGATCGACGAGCATGAATTCCTGCCATCCAAGATGCCCCGCGCTGTCCAGCAGGACGAAGTCGGGATGATCACCGAACGCTCTCAAGGCCCGGGCAAGCAAGCCATCCTCACGCGAATCGCTCGTCTGTTCGGAGAAGTAGCGTTGCGCCCGGACGTTCCGCTCGTGGTCGTAGTAGATGGCCCCTTCGTTCGTCGCACGCTCCACGAAGTCGCGCTGGATATCCTTGAGCGTCGGCAGGTCAGCCTTGGGCAACGTGCTGCCCCACAGGACGGTGACCTGCGGATGGTGGGCGAGGTTGCGTTGCGCGGCGACCGAGTTGCCAAAGTTCCCTTCGATAGTAATGAGGCGGTAGTCGGTAACCCCCGCCGCGTCGCACGCCTCGGCGAGCAGAGTAGTGCTGCCGAGACCGTCGAAGGTGCCAGTCTCGATAAGTCTGCGCGGTCGAATGACGGAGAACAGGTCGAAGATGGCGCTCCGCATCTCCGAGGCTCCGGTATTGGTTGGGTTCATATCGGGTCAGCCAGCGTTTCCTTGTCCAGCAGGTGCGTGTCCAGTCCGTGCGACGCAAGGTAATTCTGCGCCAGCCGAATGTTGGAGATGTTCCACTTGTCGTCGCGCTGGTGGGCGCTCCAATAGGACTGGTGCATCTGATGGTAGGTCAACCCCTCCAACCGCGCCCCGCCGCTCCCCTTGATGAGTTGGATCATAACGTAATCCCACCCCTGCCGACCGACGACCATGGGCGGGAAATCGTGCGCCCACTTCAGCCACCACCGCTTCGAGAACCAGAACGTGTCGATGCCGCAGTAGTGCGCCCCGGTCAGGATCTCGTTGGCGTTCAGCGGATGATCCACTTTCCCGAAGTCCCGGCGGTGACACCACCCGCACTCGTTCTGGACGGAGAGCAGGCGTTGCTCGAACCCGGGGGCGAAGGCGATGTCGTCATTCGAGATCAGGATGATGTCACGGTCCGAGGCTCGCTCCAACGCGAGCCCGACGAGCTGCAGGACGGTCGGTGGCGTCTTGGAATCGACGGCGAGGCGGCGGACAGAGTCAGGCCAGGTCAGTGCCGCCCGGGCGTGCCGCCACTCGGCGCGAGGCTCTCGCAGGAATTCGGTGGTGACATGCCATACTTGGCGTGGCTTGGCCGGCAACCCGCGCGCGGCGTCCACGATCTCGGTGCGCCGATCTTGGAACTGGCTGTAGGGGACGTGGAGAATGTGCTGCGGCCGTGGCGGGGACTGGCCCCAGCCGTGGTGCGCGTCGGACGCCAGGGCGATCACCGGCAGGAGCGGCGTGGCGGCAGCGAGGTGCAGGTGCATCGTGTCCACTGTCACAAGGCAATCGGCGCGCTTGAACAGGCCAAGGATATCCTGCGGTCGATCGGCTTGCACATGGTTAATCGGCAAGATGTTGTGAGTCTCTCCAAATTCTGACTCCAGCAGACTGCACAATCCTATCTCGTGCTGGAACGGACTCGAAAGTCCATGGGATGCAACGAGAATCAGCTTTTTCTCGCCAGCATTTTCGAGCCAGAACTTGAGCAGCTCAGATTCGCGCTGCAAGTTTATGCGGTCGAACAGCAACGGAGTCACGCCATAGCCCCACGGCCGCCCCAGCCGCGACCAGGCTTCGTGAACGAAGTTGGTGCAATGCCGCTCCTTGGTTTTTCCGACGAGGTCGCAGACCTGGGCCACGCGCACGTCGCTGAAGGTCCGCTTGGCAAGAGCGATGGCGGCTGGGAGGTCGCGGTAGTGGCCATCGAACAGGACCGGGTCCGCGTAACCAACGCCTTCGAGCAGTCCGGCGTGTGACTTAGCCACCATCACAGAGCAGCGGTTTCCG